TCTCATGTCCGCCCCACACGGACACTTCCCCAAATTTGTCCGTCCCCCACGGACACTCACAGACAGACATGTCCACTGTACGCACACAGCGGACAAAATATTAGTGCAATATGCACAATTATTGGATTGATTTCCTTTGATAATTGTACACATTGCACTATGAAAATCAGTTATTTTAGAACATTATGGACTTGTGTCCGTGTGTGAGAAACACATACAGGGTTGATGTTTGCGAACATATGTTTATGAACAGATTGGTCTTTGAATAAATCTAAATAATGATATATAATAACATTATCAAATGAAAGAGAGGTGATAGCGTGAGAGTAATTACTTGTGATTATCTTGATGTTGAAATACCAATTATTGTATTTTATTGTGATACATATTGGTATTGGAACAAGGATGATTTTGTTTATTATCAAGAAGATTCTAAAGTACATTATTTAACATTGGATTATGTAATGAGGAGAGTGAAACATAATGACAGATTACGAGGAAAGTTATAAAAACTATCTTGCATGGCTCACTCCTCGTGAGTTATTGCAGGAGTACAAGTTTATGCGTTTTCCGTGGCGTTATCGGGAACGAAAATGGATCAAAGAAGAAATAGAAAGTAGGTGTGTGTACTAATGTTGGATGCAATTTTGTGGTTTGGTTTTGGAGCTATATTAATTTTCCCTTATGGAGTTTGGTGTGGGGCAAAATGGTCAGGAGGATATAAGAAATGAAAAATTATTGTGATATATGTTTTACATGTAATGATACTGAATGTTGTTATTCATGTAGCCAGTCAGAGATTTGTGTCGAATTTAAAGAGTGTTTTGATCATAATCCTTATATAATGTGGGGGTCAATGGCAAGTTTTGACGACATCCTGAGATGTGTAGAGAAATGGAGGTTATACAATGAGCAGGCCATTGAACAGTAAAAAATCATGGTATAAAGTGTATATAAAAGAATTAAATACCCCGAACATCCTTAAAAGTCAGTGTAAATATAAATGTGATTACCTGCTAGTGCAAGCATACACAGGTGCAGTCGCAATGGCAATCGTTCAGGACTATGTTGTGGAGTTTGAAGAAAATTTTCGTCCTGTATACTACAATAAATTAGAGGGAGGTGTTCCGATTGAAAACAACAAAGTCTTATTTGAAGAGTAAACCGCAGGGATTGCTCAGGACAAAAGACGATTATACACCGCTTGCATTGGAACTAACATGGGATATGAAAGACGTGAGAAAAGAGTATTCACGTCTGAGATCAATCTGGCGTAAACGTTATGAAAGATTACTGAAATCTGACTATAAAGATATCAACCTTGTAACGGATCGACCGATCCAACGTTACAAACAGTTGAAAGATATAACAAGTGATAGAGAACTCTATCACTTGTTGTCCGAACTATCAACTATTATAGGATCAGATCGAACCACAGTAACAGGATTGAAAAAACAGGAAAAAGAACAGATGCAACATATCAATGATGTGTATGGAACAGAGTTAAAAACGCATGAGGATTTACTAAATTTTGGGCGTTTTATGGAACAACTCAGAGATTTTGCATCAGATAGAATATATGATTCTGATTTCGCTGTTGAGTTATATTCTGATGGTGAAAAGCTGAGTACAGGCAAAATGTTAGAGCTATATAAGGAATTTCTGAAAACGGGATCCCGAAACATTTCAAAATTGAAATCTGGAATAGCAAAGAAAGAAAAAGTAAAACGTCAGAAAAGGAAAGCAGGTAAACGTAAACGTAGGAGGTAACACATGGAAAATCTGTATACTGTCGACACATATAATTATACTAGAATACAGAATTTACCATGTTTACACGATACCAGATCAAACAAAGGAAGTAAAAAAGCAAAAGGTTATAAAAATTGCCTGTGTGCTTTCGATATCGAAACAACTAGATTGGAAGATATCGAGCAGTCAATAATGTATATCTGGCAGTTTTCAATTCTTTTTCTTGATGATTTACATATTGATACGATAATTGGAAGAACATGGACAGAATTTGAGCTTTTTCTGGATCAGCTTATGAATGATGATAACTATTCGTATTACATGATTTTTGTCCATAATCTTTCATATGAATTTCAATTTTTGCGTGGTATATATACATTTTCACCGGACGAAGTTTTCGCGATAAAATCACGTAAAATACTGAAATGTGAAATGTTAAAGCGGTTTGAGTTTCGGTGTTCATATCTACAGACAAACATGTCATTAAATACGTTTACCTCAAAAATGAAAGTAGAGCATCAGAAATTATCTGGTGAAAAATTCAATTATGAGAAAAAACGTTTTCCGTGGACAGAACTAAACGATTATGAAATACAGTATAGTATATACGACACAATCGGACTAGTTGAAGCAATGTATAAACGTATGATACTATCAAATGACAATCTATATACATTGCCGTTAACGTCAACCGGATATGTTAGACGTGAAACGAAAAAAGCCATGTATGGATGGGCTAGAAAACATAGGGATATATTTCCTTCCATTGACGTTTTCGACCTATTGGAAGAGGCGTTTCGGGGTGGAGACACTCACGCTAATCGTTATTACTCAGGAACAGTGATACATGCAGACGGTAAAAAGATTCTGGGAATCGGTTCTTATGATAGGTCATCATCTTATCCTGACGTTGTGTTGAATTGTGTTTTCCCTATGACACGTTTTGTTTATATCGGATCAATAACTGAGAATGACATAGAGAAGAAACTGGATAGAGGAAAAGCACTATTATTCAGGTGTAAAATTATAGGCATTGAACAGATCGACAAGTATTACGGAGCGCCCTATATTTCATATTCAAAATGTAGAAATGTTTCCAGTGAAATATTGGATAACGGACGTGTTTTAAGCGCCGACTATATTGAAACAACGCTCACTGATATTGATTATGAGATAATGAAACGTGAGTACAAATGGAAAAATTTAGAAATAACAGAGTGTTACGAAAGCAAATACGGATCACTGCCAGAACCGTTGAAAGACATTTTCCGTAAATATTATACAGACAAAACAGAATTAAAAGGCATAGAGGAACAGGAGCTTTTTTACAATCTGCAAAAGGCATTGCTTAATGCGGGTTATGGAATGATGGTACAGTCACCAGTAAAGCAATCATTAATATTTACAGAATCATCGGAAGATATATATACAGTTGATGAAAATGTTTCACGTGAAACATTACTTGCAAAATATAATAGAACTGCTTTTCTTCCTTATCAATGGGGTGTATGGGTAACAGCGTGGGCTCGTTTGCGATTAAAAGAGGGAATAAACATAGTTGGGGATCGTTATTTATATAGTGATACGGATTCGGTAAAATATGTAAAAGTAAGAGGTGATAATATTGATGAGTTATTTGATAGATACAATTCTGAGAGAAAAGAGCAAAGTATATCCAATTCAGCATACGCTACAGATCGTTATAGCGTTAAACATTATATGGGGGTGTATGAATTCGAGGATACGTATTCTGAATTCTCCACCCTTGGGTCTAAAAAATATGTCTATAGAACTAAAGACGGAAAACTACACGCAACAATCGCAGGAGTTAATAAAAAGCTTGCACCAGATGAGTTGGAAGAACATGGAGGAATTGAAGCTTTCAAAATTGGATTTACCTTTTTACGATCAGGAGGAACTGAAAGCGTGTACAATGACATTCCTTATGGGGATTTCACCGTGGAAAATCATGTTTTAAAAATTACACAAAATGTAGTTATCAGACCGTCAACTTACACAATAGGAATAACAGATGAGTACCGTAGGATTTTGGCAGACGCAAGAACATTAAAAGAATTTAAAGAGACGTTTGACAAAAATTAACATATGTGTTATAATAATTCATGTAAAGAGATATTACAAGGAGGTGAGAATATGAAAATTACACGTTCATTAACAGTTAACAAGATCAACGTTATCTGCTACGATCCTGAGAATAAGTGTGAGTTTGTACAGGAAGTTGGTTTGATCGGAAATCTTACTGATGAACAGATCAGCAAAGAGATTAAAAAAAGAAATTTCGGCATTGTTATTGATTGGGAAAGAACAGCCGAAGAAACAAAATTATACGGGATGGACGCAGAAGTGTTTTTAAAAAACGCAATCATTATCAAAGAAAAGGAGAACTAAATCATGGCAAAGAAACAGTATACTATTATCAATTCATCTTCTACACTGGACGTATACACTGAATATGACCTCATTGAATCACCTGCAATCGTAAGTCTTAAAAATATTGAAAACAAAGGTCTTATTTGTGTCGGTTCATGGGTTGAGTACAGAACAGTCGACAACAGCGGAAGTGAAATCACCTGTATTTCAGTGCAGGACGCAAACACAGGAGAAGTATTTTCCGGGCAGTCAGCAACTTTCAGAGAGTCATTTTCAGATGTGGTTGACCGTATTTCCGATATGGAAGAAACTCCTGATATGTTTTTCATCGAGGTTCTTCACCGAACATCAAAATCAGGTCGTGACTATCTTATTTGTGCGCTTGTTTCCCCAGATCGTGCGCTTGCCCGTATGGGATATTCTGAAAAGAACATTCCCATGCCAGAGCCACAGAAATAATATGTTATCGTTATACGAGAATAGCGGGTATCTTTCGATACCTGCTATTTTAGGATATGGGCAAAAGTTCAATTATATCTGGGGCGGACGAGGTACGGGGAAAACTTATGGAGGTCTCGAATACTGTATTGAACACAAGAAAATTTTCGTGTATATGCGATCCTTACAGGCGCAGATTGACACAATCAAAATTCCAGAACTTTCGCCTTTTAAGAAGCTTAACAAAGACAAGGGATGGTCAATCTATCCAAAAACGATTGGAAAAAATGTCGCAGGATTTTACAACACATACACAGATGATAACGGAAAACTGGTGTATACAGGACAGATTCTAGGTTATGCAATCGCTCTAAATACGTTCGCTAACTTACGTGGTTTCGATGCTTCGGACGTAGAGATAGGAATATATGACGAGTTTATACCGGAAAAACGGGAACGTAAAGTTGAAAATGCGGGATATGCTTTCAAAAATGCATACGAAACAATGAACCGAAACAGAGAACTAGACGGAGAAAAACCTATTCAGTTTTTACTCTTTTCCAACTCAGAAAATCTTTCTTGTAATATGTTCATCGAAAACAACTTAATGGAAAAAGTATCTGCAATGGATATCAAAAAACAATCAGTATCAATCATGCAGGAAAGAGGGATCGGCCTTTTTAATTTATTCGATTCCCCTATTTCAGAAAGAAAAAAGGAAACAGCACTCTATAAAATGTCAGGAGCAGATTCCAATTTCAACCGCATGGCACTCGGAAATGAGTTCTATTCCACGGATTATACAGGCATCAAACCGACAAATATTAAAGAATTAATCCCATTATGTCGCATGGACTCCATTACAATATACGAGCGTAAAAACAAAAATACGATATACGTCACACGGCATCACTCAGGTAATCCACCAACGTACACACAATCTGACAAGGATATAAAAGCTTTCCGCAGAGACTATGTGTACTTATGGGATATGTACTTATCCAATAAGATCACTTTCGAGGATATCACATCAAAATCACTATTTGAAAATTATTTCAAGGGCAAGTATTGACTTGTCCTTTTTTCTATGCTACAATCTTTACCAGAAAGACAAGTGTTCGTGGCACACGTACAACATGTCGGGAGCATGGGATCATAAGAATCCAATGTGCATGAGTATGTACAACTCAAGAATTTGTAACACTTAATCTTTCGTCACATATGCAGAGTGTCACAGCCTGCATATGTTTTGTTCCACGTGAAACATTTCTCACCTTTCTTTAATATTTCACGTGGAACATATTATATGTTGTGCTAATATATAATGGAGGTGAAATATGGACGTTAACTCGTTATCAACTCTTATCAGTAACATTGGTGTACCTTGTGCATGTCTTATTGCGACTTTCTACTTATGGCAGAAAGAAACGGATGCCCACAAGGAAGAAATGAAAAACATGACAGACGCACTCAACAATAACACTCAGGCAATCACAAAACTCACAGACCATATTACAGGAAGTGAAAAGAATGACGATTAACTACAACAAAAATATCAGAGGTGTGTACATCGTCACAACGAACACAGAGCCTCTAATGATCAGGGCAGAGCCTAACTTAGACGGAACAGTTATCGCAGAAATGCCGAAAAACACGAAATGCATCTGTCTAGGATGTTATTCTGGAAACTGGTATGCAGTAACATACGAACATGACGGTATCATTTCCACAGGCTTTTCTCACAAAAACTATCTCAGGAGGGATTACAAAATATGACATTAGACAACTTAATTACACTCATTACAGCGGGATTCACGAAAGAAGAAATCCTCACAATGACAGGCACAGCCACCCAGCATGCCCCACAGCCACAGCCACAGCCACAGCCACAGCCACAGCCACAGTTCTATCCACAGAACTATCAGCAGTCACAGACACCGGTGCAGGGTGCACAGGGATATACACAGCAGTTTCCACAGATGTTTCCACAGGCACAGCCACAGGCACAGCCACAGACACAGGCATATCCGCAGACACAGCAGATTCAGCAGATCAGTGAACAGAATGATGTTCTGAGAGCTCTGAGAAGTCTCACAAGTGCGGTACAGAGTAACAACGTTAATCTGATGCAGAACACAGTTCCCAAACAGGTTACAACAGAAGATGCTATAGCAAGCATTATCAATCCGCCAAACTATGATGGATTGACAGGGGGTGAAAAATAATGGCGAATACATTAAGTTTCGATCAGATCAGCACAGTGCTGAATGATATCGTTAAACAGGCCACAGGCGTTGAAACTATGAAAGCAACGGACACAAGTTCGTTCGTAGCACAGGCACAGACAGCGTTACTTGTGGGTAATGACAGGATTATGAACAGCATTTCTCAGGTATTAGACAGGACGATCTTTTCCGTAAGACCATACAACGCTAAATTTAAGGGACTGAGAAGAACTACACAGCAGTGGGGAAACCATGTGCGTAAATTGGGGATGTTAGACGATGATTGGGAAAACGATCAAAGACAGCCACTTGATGATGACACAGCGGTCGACATGTACAAGATCAAAAAAGGAAAAGTTTTACAGACTAATTTCTATGGTGGTCAGGTATTCCAGAGACACAGAACTTACTTTCGGGATCAGTTAGATCAGGCGTTTCGTAATCCTGACGAGTTCGGGCAGTTTATTTCCATGTATACTCAGAACACAATGGATATGATCGAACAGGCACATGAGAGCATGGCAAGAGCCTGCGTTGCAAACTATATCGGAGCTAAAAATATCTGGCAGGCAGGAGTTACTGCAAGTACTGATGGTTATACCGGAGAGCATGTTGTTAAGTTGCTCACGATGTACAATACAGAGAACGGAACACAGTTAACCGCTAATGATGTGAGAAAAGCTGAGAATTTCCCGAGTTTTTACAAATGGGCTTGTGCTAAGATCATGACTTACATGGACTTTTTCACAGAGAGAACAACTCGATTCCATGCGAATATCACGGGAAAAGAGATTGCACGGCATACTCCGCTGAGTATGCAGAACATCATGATTTTTAGCCCAGATCTTCATACCGCAGATACAACGGTTCTGAGTAACACGTTCCATGACCAGTATCTCAAAATTGCGACAAATGAAAAGGTTAATTTCTGGCAGACACTTGACAGTCCGATGGATATTAATGTAACGCCTTCAGTTATGATTCCAGATGGAAGTGTTGAAAAGGGAGACGCTCAGGAAATGAGCAACATCTTTGCCGTACTGTTTGATGAGGAGGCTATGGGGCTTACTACGATCAAACAGTGGAGTAGCACAACGCCTTTCAACAGCGCAGGTGGTTACTGGAATATTTACTATCATTTCACTGACAGATATTGGAATGATCTTACAGAAAATGGTGTTGTTTTTGTTCTGGAATAGGAGGATAATGTAATGGCGGTAACAGTCAATTTTAAGACAGCGAGCAAAAGAGTTAATTCTACAGGAGTTGTCGGCGGTGATGTTACCGCCGTTTCCTGTAATATTAACGAACCGTGTTCTATTGAAAATCCACAGATCATACTAAGAAATGGAGGCAGTGCCCCGTCATGGAATTACTGTGAGATTGTAGAATTTAATCGATCATACTGGGTTGAGGATTGGGAGTATAGAAACAATACATGGATTGCACATTGCGTTGTGGATGTGTTAGCAACGTATCGTGATACAATACAGGCAAGTAACTTGTTTTTTATTCGGAGTTCCACTAGTTTTGACGGCGATGTCATGGATACTTTATACCCAACACTGTCAACACCTGTGAAGAAAAGGACAGTTGTTAACGAGGGTTTATTTCCGGTTGCTGAATATGGACTGAATCAGGGCTATTTTGTATGTGGCATTGTAGGTGAGGATGGACTTACCAATTTCTATGCGTTTATTCCTACTAACTTTGCAGATTTTTGCTCAAAGATATTTTCCACTCTTGACTGGGCGAACATCTCCGGTCAGCAGATCACGGATAGTTTGCTAAAATGTTTGTTCAATCCGTTTCAATATCTGACAAGTGTTATGTGGTTTCCTTGTGAAAATGTTGGTGCAGGAAGTACGCCGGTTTCAGAGGTTAAGTTTGGTTTTTGGTCTTGCGATGTGACTGCGTTGAAGTTAGGTAATAAGCCTTTTTATAGCAGGTCTTTTGACATGCCGATTTCTCAGCATCCACAGGTTTCACGTGGAACATTTCTCAATGCTTCACCGTTTCGCAGAATACAGTTGACCATAGATCCATGGGGTACGTTTGAGATTGACGGTGGAAAAGTCGCAAGTGCTGAGAGTGTAACAGTCAGCGAAACTATTGACTGTATGAGCGGAGTTGGTGTTATGTCTGTGAGCGCAGGAGGTGTTACTCTGTATACTGGGTATTCACAAGTTGGAGTTAACATACAGGTGAGCGACTTACGAGCGAATATCATCGAAAGTGGAAGTAGTTTATTAAGTAGCATCGGGAATTTATTTTCTGGCAACTTTTTGGGAAGTGCGTCAGGAGTTGCAAACGCAGTTGAGAGTGCAATACCTGATGTGCATACAAGAGGCGTTAATGGTACATTGTTATCAATAGCACGCATACCTTTCATTATTGAAACGTTCTATAAGATCACGGATGAAGATCGTGCAGACAATGGTAGGCCATACATGAAAAACGGCACAATGCAGGCTTTAGGTGCTGGGTATTATGTTGTTGAAAATGGTTCAATTAACGTACACGGGGCAACCAGAAACGAAAAAGAACAGATCAAACAATTTCTTGAGGGGGGTGTATATTATGCGTAGCTTTCCTGCAAGCAATATTTCAATGTTTGTCGCACTTATGACAAGCGCTAACTCAGGTCAGAATCCGTGGGGATCTGGTGGAGCAGGTGGAATCGGAGGGTTGATGCTACAAGCGTGGCAATGGATCGTTGACCGTTGCAATGCTCCAAACGTAGGATACAATCAGGACTACAGAAATGAGCAAACAGTCAATGGAATAACTTACTATGATTGTAGCTCTTTAATCTTCTATGGGCTGGGGCATGCAGGTTTTGAAGTCAATTTGACGGCATGGCCTTTTACTACAGAATCAATGCCAACGATACTGAAAAATCTCGGTTTTGAGGAAATAATATTACCTGCCGATTATACTGATTTCAAATTTCAAAAGGGCGACATTTTATGGATACATGACACATCAATAGGAGGGCATCAACACACAGAAATGATGTATGATGATACACACTCCATGGGTGCTCACAGCAAAAAACTTCCATTGCCCGATCAGGTAAGTATTAATACCTACACAGTGTGGGAAAGTACGATACACTATTGGAGGGTGTACAGATGGCCTTTTTCCGGTGGTGATTGGCAGGTTGGAGGAAACAGTGAGTATTTTGGAAATCCCACGGCTAATCTGTGCGGAAACAATGAAAAAGCAATAAATAACGCAACTGTGATTTTAAATTTTTTCAAATCGCAGGGTTGGAGCGTAAATGCTATTGCAGGATTATGTGGCAATATTCAACAGGAAAGCACTTTCAATCCGGCGTTGATTGAAATTGGTGGTACTGGACACGGGCTTGTGCAGTGGACACCGCCGACCGATCTGTATAATGTTCTTAATGTGTTATATGGAAGTCATAATGATTGGTATGATGGTCAAAAACAGTTGAGTGTTATTTTTGCAGAGTTTCAGCAAAGTTCGGGAATTAAAAACTGGGGTATCGAGCCACAATGGTATAGTACAAGTGCGTACCCTTTAAGTTGGAGAGAGTGGAGTGTTAGCACACAGGATGCAGGATATCTTGCACTTGCGTTTCAGGCAAACTATGAAAGACCTGCTAGTATACATCAGGAACGTGCCGGATATGCTAGAGCGTGGTTCGATTATTTTAATAATTTGTAGGAGGTGAATATATGTTTGGATGTAATACAGGTATTGGTGCTCCTGTGATGTATAATTATATCAATCAGTATAATAGTAGCATATGCCCGAGCACTAATCACTGCAAAAATACTCAGTTGTTTTGGTATTTTCAGAGATATCTATTGCAGAAAGCTATATCTGTGATGAAATGGGAAGTACCGGATAACTGGGATAAAGATTATTTTTTGTATTGTTTATATTGCTGGGGCACAGTTGCTATCATCAATACGGACAAGTTTGGTGTAATTCCACAGGGATGTACACTCAAGGGATACAATGTTTTTTACAGACCAGCGCAGGCCGTGATTAGCAATCCATTGCTAACGGGTGTGATTGAGCCTGTGATTGGTGAGCAGTGTGTTCTTTTTAAGTGTACTGCCGACTATGGCGGGATCATGGATCTTGTCGGGAGATATGCGAATGAAATGGCTATCGCTATGGAATCATTGGATATGAACGTCATGAACAGCAAGCTTGCGTATGTATTCAGAGCAAGAAATAAGGCAGGAGCGGAAAGTCTGAAAAAAGTCATGGATCAGGTCATGAGAGGTGAATTAGCTGTTTTCTATGATGAGAAACTGAGGATTCAGAGAGGAGATCAGACGGAAGAACCGTGGGATTATTTTGTTAATAATTTGAGACAGAACTATATTGCAGGCGATGTTCTGGACACACTGAGAAGATTGGAAGAATTGTTTTGTACTGAGGTTGGTATTCCCTCCGCAAGATCAGACAAGAAAGAAAGAATGATATCTTCCGAAGCTGAGAGCAATGATGTGGAAACTTCAACTAGAATGGAAATGTGGTTGGATGGCTGGCAGAAAAGTTGTGCGGATGTTAAAAAGATGTTTGGTGTTGAAGTAAGTGTGAATTGGAGACACAAACCAGATGAAAAAAATGTTTCACGTGAAACAAATGGAGGTGATCCAGATTGAGTTTATTAACCGTTGAGGGATTATATAATTATGACAACACACTGTTTGATGGGTTCAACGTTCCTGATGGTCTTGTGAAACAGATTGCTATTGATGCAATTTTGATGCGAACTAGGGAATTAGAAATTTTATATCCCGATTTTACTTATATGAAAAATCGTATTACGATATGGAGTAACAAGTATCAGATTAATTGGAAAAAGTTGTATGATACAACTGTGTTGGAATACAACCCGATCGAAAATTATGATAGGGTTGAAGATTGGACGGATACTGACGATGAAACTAGTACTAGTGCAAGAGATAACACACGAAACACCACAAACACTGTAAAAAGCACTAGCACGAACGAAGTAATGAACAGCGTTAACGTAACAGATCAGAATACCGCTTTCAATGCGGGACTTGCGGATCATGCGAAACAGATCACTGATGGAGATACGACTGAAAATGGAAGTATCACTAATACAGAAACCGGAAAAGACACGGAAAATGAAAACGTTAATGGCGGGAGATCCGGACATCATACACGTGTTGGCAGAGCGCATGGAAACATTGGTGTTACTACTTCTCAGCAGATGATACAAAGCGAAAGAGATTTAGTTGTTTTCAATCTGTATGATGTGATTGCAGAAAGTTTTATCGAAAATTTTTGCTTAATGGTATATTGATAGGAGGTAATATTATATGAGTATGGAAAATTTAGGTCCTTACAGTAACTTTCATGAACTTAATCAAGATTGGTTTTTGAATGAATTTAACAAGGTTATTGCACAATGGAAAGCAATGCAGAAAAATTTTGACAGCTTAGAAGATGCTTTTAACGATCTGAAAAGTTATGTTCAGGATTATTTTAAAAATCTGAATGTACAGGATGAAATTAATAATAAGCTAGATGATATGGTAAAAAAAGGTGAACTGGATGAAATTTTTAATCTTTTTGTTCCGTATGTTACACCAGAACAGTTTGGAGCTAAAGGGGACGGTGTGACTGACGATTCTAACGCATTTAAAAAAGCATTAGATAGTAAAAAACATGTTATTGCTAGAGCAACAAAATATAAAATAGCATCAACAGTTGTGATACCTTCTAACACAAATTTAAGTGTATACGGCGAAATTATTTCAAATAATAACACAGTATTCCAAATTGGCTCAGATAATTTCCAGTCAGATTACTCTAAAATTTATATTTTTAAGGGTAGTGGCACAGGTATTAATAACAATGATATTTTAATTGATATATACAAAGGTACGTTCAATAATATAACAATACATCATGCAACTAATTTTAATACTGTTGTTAGAATATCATCTCACGGAAGTTGTGGCGAAAATATAATTTACCCGACATTGTGGTACATTAACAGGATAGGACTGCATATTGAAGGCGCTACTTCCTGGGAGAAAAGTGAGTGGTGTGAGGGTACGCAGTTACTTGGTGGCTTCATTGCTAAATCTTTTTACGGAGTTAAAATCGAGCGCAACGTAAAATACTCAGGTATGTTAATAACAACCGCTATTGATAACGCAGAAGTTGAGGGTTCATATGACTACTACAACGATGGTAACGAAGCTCCAACATACCAGATTTCAAACTTGTTACTTTTCAGATTCGTTAGATATTCGCATTGTGTTTTCAAAAATATTGATTGTATTTTCGATCCAAATACGGGAATTTTTACAAACGGTCGAATTAAATGTACTGCTAACATTACCTCGGAAGTAAATAAAAATAATTCTGGTTATCTTTATGGTGATATGATTCAACTTAGTGGTAATAATCCCCTTGTAAACTTCAATGACGGGAGCGAAGAGGACTATATTTTCAGAATAGGATATGTAAATAATCAGGGGTTTGTAGGATTAAAAAACAAAAGTGCTGTTAATTTTGATGATAATATTATTAATTTTATAGCTAGTAAATTAAAAACTACAGCTTCGATTAATTCTGGTGAGATTTTAGCTAATGGTTCAATCATTAGTACGTATAATGATATCCGTTCGTATATATACAACGGACTTTTACAATTATCTTCCTCTGACAACATACCACGGATTAACCTAAACGATAACACTGAAACTGATTATGTGGGTAGAATAAGTTTAATAAATAAAAAACTTCATTTATCGTTAAAATCGGGGGATAAATTAGTATGCGATGAAAATGGTGTTAACTTACCTAATAGATGTGGTGTTTTAACTGTTAGCCCTAACAAAACTGATATTGATATTAACCCTACAGGATTAACAAGTGATGATTATGTTGTTATAGTAACACCTTCGTGGAATTGTAATGCATGGGTTTCAAATAAAAATACCAACGGATTTACTGTTATTTTTAGTAATAACACTACAGGTGGAACGCTTAACTGGTTGATTTTATCCGTTTAATTTCCAACGTATGTGTTTCTCACACACGGACACAAGTCCATAATGTTCTAAACATCAACCCTGTATGTGTTTCTCAC